ATTACTCTTTTTATTTGTAGTTGCTTTTGCATATCAATTTGGAGTTCAGGTAATTCCATTGTTAACCTTCCCAATAATATAATTGATACCTCATCATTACAGTTTTTATAATTAAATTTTTCCATTAGTTTATTCCTCCTTGAATTTTAATTCTCAAAGAGTTATACTTATTTTGCGGATAGGTGGTCACTCTTTGGGTGGCTGCTTTTTTTATTTAAATAAATTCCAAAAACTGAAAGAAGTCTTATTGTAAATTTTATTATAGATAGCTTTCTTATGATTTAATATTCCCATTCCCTTCTTTCCGTACAATGGATTTATACTAGACTTTATTGCCCTGTTTAATTTGCCTGTAGTCCTAGCTGATATAGATTTCTTTAATGATGGCATTCTTATTCCAAATTTCATTATTTACTCCTTACTTTTTATTATTTTTTCTATGCCTCTAGGGCTCAATATGGTCGCTTGTCGCTTGCCTAATCTTTTATACTCTATTCCTTCATCTAAATTTTTCAATCTGCTCTGTAAGGTCTTAAGTGGTATCTCATGTAGTTCCGATACCTCTGTTAAAGTTTTTATATCTGATAATTTCATTTTTTACCTCTTCCTCTATATTTATATTAAATAGTAAAATACTTAAATTTCTGTCTGATATTTATGAACAACATCTTGTATTTCAGATGGATTTATTTTTGCCAAACCCCACTTATCAATTGCCCATGCTACGTGATTTAATTCTGTTAATAATTCATGGTACTCACAGCTTGTATAATTTCCTATAGAATAATTATATTTTAGTTTTTCTATTTCTTTTAATATTTTAGATTCCACTCTAACCACTCCTTAAATTTATTTTATCTCTTATCTATGTACTTATAATATCATCTACGTAGATTAAAAACAATACCTTTTAATAAATATATTGAATTTATTTTTCTGCATTAAAAAAGAGGTAATAAACAAGACTTATCCTAGTTATAACCTCAATGTTTTTATTTATTTATCATTCTTATGTCTATCATCATATTTTTCTGATAAATATAAGTCACCTTTTGCTTTGACTATACCACTAAAGGTCCCTATCAGAACTATAAAATTAAAAACTGAGATAACTGCTAAACTTCCTGTAAATCCATATTTTATAAAGTCTGCTATTTCTAATATTATAAAAAATAGTATCACCATGCTATTCCCATTTTTCTTAGATCCAAATAAACTACTCAATAATACAAAGGCTATTGTAGAAATTAAAATAAACATTATAAATAAAACCTCCTTTTTTAAATAATATACCATATTTTAGGCAATAAAAAAAGAGGTAGCAAATAGGTTTTACCCTATTTGCTATCTCTAATAATTTTATAAGCCTAATAATTTTGACCAGGTCATTTTTCCAACTATGATATCTGTATTAAGACCATATGCTTTTTGCAAGACTTCAACTGCAGCTGCAGTTTTATCCCCAAAATCATTATCAATTGTTCCTGGATCAAAGCCTTTAGCTTTTAATAATTCTTGCAATAACCCAGTAATATTCCCATTAGCACCTCTTCTTAATGTCGGACACCCCTCTAGCGTACTTGGTCCAGGTAATCCATCTACAGTTTGATTACTGAACCCTTGTGAATTACATTCCCTTTGAAGCTTAGCTATGATATTATCGCCTGATTGTATAGGAGTAGTAGGAGCTATATAATTAAGCTTTTCAAATGTTAACTCCCCAGCTAAGCCATCAGCTACTAAACCATGTTCATTTTGGAATCTTGTTAAAGCATTATACGTGTTAATACCAAAATCCCCATCTGCTCCAGCATCACCACATGAATATCCTAAAGATATTAATTTTTCTTGTAATTCTGCACATCTGATTCCTATAAACTCTTTACCTGATTGAACAGGATTGTATGCTTTTATCGCTTCTTGATAAACTGGATCACTCTCTCCATTTGAATAACTAGCAACATGACACTTAATACCTTCAACTATCGCATGAGCAAAGGCTTCTATTCCCTTTTCATTGTAAATTGATAAATCTGTTTCACTATCACAAAATAATACTTCAATCAACATTGCATCCATGTTCGAATTATTTGTGATGTATAAGCTTGCCCCTTTTATACCTCTATTGGCTAATCCTAGTCCTGCAATATTATCCAAAACCATTCTTGCGCTTTCTAATTCTTTTCCCCTATAGGTAAATACTTCTACCCCATGACCACCCGCAGTTACATTTGCATGAATACTAACCATTAGATCACAATTATTAGCATTAGCAATAGTGCATCTTTGTTCTAGTGAATTACCTAAACTAAAAGCATTGGACGGTCTAGTCTCAATAGCTTCGTTCCCCTCTTCTCTCCATATTTCAATTACATTTTTTCCTACTGAATTAATTATACTTTCTTCTGTGACTATTCCTATTGCTCCACCATCATATGGACACCCATGTCCAAAATCAAAAGCTACTTTACTCATTAATATCACCTTTCCTTTTCATATTTTTTATATAATAAAAGAGCAGCCAATGGCTACTCTACTTTGGTGCCTTTATCTTGTATCTGTATTAAAGCAGTTTTTAATTGCTCCGGAACAGGTAATCCTAGAATGACTACATTTTCTAGTATGCTTATGCCCTCATTTGCAATGTAAAAATAACAAGCTAAAGTCCTGAATACCCATGTACCAGTATTAAGTAATCTATCTAGTAAAACTGCTACGATTAACACCAAAATTATTAAAAACTTCCTAGCAATTCCTTTAAGCCCTACATCTGAACTCAATTCTTTTAGATACCACCCTTTTATAAAACCAGTAGCATAATCTATAACCATAAATCCTATGAGTACTACCATTGCTGTATCCCATGCCCCTAGCATCCATGTAAGTCCTGTTCCAATTGTTGCAATTGCATATTTTAAGTAATTTAATATTTTTTCCATTTTTAATACCTTCTTTCATTATTATTTTTCATATAAAAAAGAGACTAAAATTTCTTCTAATCTCCACTTATTTTTGTTAAATCTCCAACCGTTTGGACATTTATTTTATGTCGTCCTTTAGGTCTATTGTTAATTAAACATTCAATTCAGCTATATTATTTCCATAACTCTTTGCATTTAAAGTTATTGATGCTCCACTAAATTTACCTGAAGTAACTGGAGTGGTTTTTCTTACTATGTTTGTTTTTCCTAATGTATTTGAGTAAAGCATATTATTTGTAAATTCAACGTCCATTATACTTCCAACTGTTCCAGCATCACTAATATACATAGCTTGCCCATTGTCACTTATTATTCTACAATTATCCACTATAAGCTTTTGATTAGTGGTAACTTGTAAGTCATTGTGAGAATATAAAGCACCATGATTAACCCAAGGGCTATCAATATCTGCGTGAGATAAGATTTCACAACTTCTTAGTATAAGTGTTTGGTCTTGTCCTAATCCATTACCTATCGAAGCCATACAATAACTTTCAAATTTACAATCGAAAAATTCATAAGTCCCAAAAGTATTATCATCTGCATGAACTGCGTAAGATTTCCATAAAGCTTTATCTGTTTCTATGCTATCTTCGTGCGTTGCTATAACAGTCAATTTTGCTAGATAACATGGGGCACAAATATATAATGGAGGTGTTAAATAATTACCACTGTGATTTATTATTATACAATCTTGTTTATTCACCCCGACTATACTAACAAATTTACCTCTTGCGTCAAAAGAACCTTCATATACTCCTGGCATAAGCCATATGGTTGCTGGATTTTCTCTTGTGCCAGTAGAAGCATTTATACCAGCTTGCAAGTCATCAAAATCCCCACCACTTTTAGCAACTATAATTATATTCCCATAGCTATTTCCTTGACCATAATACAAGTTGTTCAACCATGAAGCATAAGCAGAAATAGGCGAATATAGTCTTCCGTTTCCATTGTAAAATAAAATATACTTATTATTCGCAGGAACAAAATCTGCTATAGGCATAGCTGTAACCGTTGTTGCATCTAATTTACCAGTGCCGGCTTCCCAAGTTAAAACTAAATAATTACCATTTGGTATATTTACTGTGAATTCAGCACTTGAGTTCATATTTTCTTTATTTGTATCCAATAATAAGTGTCCTACTGGAAATATAATATCTATAGGAGTTGAAACATTAGAAAAAGCTTGGGGGTTTATTGTAGGTAAATTTTTTGTTGGTATTAAATCAGCTACCCCAAATCCTATTTTGTCTTTCGTTACTGCCCCATTTAAAATATTAGATGTAATAACATTGTCTGCTTTTAAATTTGTACCATATGATTTAGCTAGAAAACTAGCAAATTCCGTCATTGGTGAATATAATCTTCCGTTGGCATTATACAAAAGTACATATTTATTATAAGCTGGAACTAAAGAAGCTCTCGCAACTGTTTGAAATTTATCTAAAGTTAATGTTCCTGACCCTGTAGTCCAAGTTAAAACTAAATATTCACCATTTGCAACTGTAATTGAAAAATCAGCAGAACCACTCATGTATTGCTTGTTTGTATCTATAAGTGTCATACTCGCCTTAAATGTAACTATTATAGAAGTTGAAGTTCCTTGAATTGTAGAAGGCGAAATAACAAGGTCTTTTACTGTAGGTATAATTTGTATCAGTGAATTTGCGTTTTTAATAGGAGTTATTCCTCCATCTGCGACGCCTGTGGCTTGATATAGAATTCCTGTATCAGTCCAAGCAGAACCACTCCAAGTATATATATGTCCATTAGCTGAAATTAATTTGTTTCTACTATTTCCAACAGGATAGGCTGTTTGTAATGTTGTTAATGTAGAAAATGTTTCGTCTGGAGTTCCACTTGCTTTTAATGCAATTTGTTCATCTACATAAACCTTATCTGCTTTTGTTGTAACATTATTATTTGTGGTGTCTAATGCTATTTGGTTCGCCTTTTCCTCCAATGATGACAATGTCTCTGCTTTAAAATTTGCTAAATCTGCATCATTTTCAGCTAATCGTATAGGTAAACTTCCTTTTCCGTTTCTTGCTGCAACAATTTCAGCATTTTCATCTCCTGCATTAATTACTAAATCATCAAAAATAACTTTTAGATTATCTTGTTTTGCAGTAGTACTCTCTACCTCTTCATTTATACCTTCTATTCCCGATGCAATACTTTCCCTTACCTCTTCTCCAAGTATTGCTGCTCTTATTTTCTCTACGTTAATATCTATATCTGCCATTTACATTGCCTCCTCTAACTGTAAGCCAGTTATGTGTATATTTATCCCATTACCAGTAGCTTTTAGAATATTAATCTTTAGTACATTATCTAGTGTTTTTACTTCTCCAGGAAGGATCTTAAATAAAAAAATAACACTATCAATTTCTAGTGTTACATCTACATCTGCAAGAGTTGGATTATATAATAATATTGTTTTTATTACTGCTCCAATGGTATTTATATATAAAGTTGTTTCAGTTGCAGTTAATGTTTGTGCTGCAATTCTAATTATTTCTTCCAACTAATTCACCCCCAGAATACTTCTGCGTTTTAACTTATCTAATTTAGTATTAGTAATTACTAAATCATTTGTTATTGTATCTGTTGTAAGTGCTAAATCTTGAATATTAGATATATTAGCTTGTAATTGTTCATTAATAGCAGCTATAGCATCAACTATACTTACTATAGTTTCATTTGTAGCATTTAAGGTTATATTTGTTTGTGCTACTACTTCCACTGTATTATTTAATGATGTGCTTACATCTCCTACAGAACTTATAGCAGTATTTAAATTTTCACTTAATATAGCAATGTTATTATTAGCTTTAACAATTCCTAGCTGATATGCTTTAATGTCCTCAAATTTATCCCCTACAGTTAATGAAGAATTTTGAGGATTATTTATATCAATAGTCTTCTCAACTACTCTAAGACTCTCATTTATAGCCATCAATGGATTTATAACCTGGTACTCATTACCTATGTCGAAGCTTTCAATATCTAAATCTATAACACTTAAATCTAAAGCACTTATTTTATACTTTTTCTTAATTCTGTTAACCTCTAATAATTTAGCTTGTCCTTTTGTTAATAAATTACTTGCATTTGTAACATCATCCCAAGGAAAACTATCTGTTATAACTCCAAACTCTGCCATAGCATCCACATCATCAATATAATCCAATCCATTGTTTACACTAGTTATATTTAATCTTTGTTCACTTCCCTCAATTTTAGCACCTAAAGGCATTAATCTAGTAATAATTGTAGTTGGATCTTTCTCCTGTTCTATAGTAATTAAATTTTTTGCAATTCTTATATCTGTAGTTTTTACTTCTCCAATTTTAGTAACATAATCTAAGTATTTAATACCATTTTCATTTCTTACCTTTAACTCTCCACCAAGTCTATTAATTAGCTTATCTTTAATGGCATCTAAAGTTTTTACATTATCTAAAAATCTATATAAACTATCATTATTGTCTACTACATCAACTATACCTACAGTAAACTTTTTGTAGTCCTCTATACCATTGTTGTGATTAGTTATAATAACTGCTAGGAAATCTCTAACAGTTATATTGTGATACTCTCCGTATCTCGTTGTAGAGTCCATTAAGTATCCTAATTCACTCTCACAAGTTACAGTTTGAGACATTGCTCCATTACTATCCATGTTTTCTATAGGCAATAGGACTCTTCCCTGAAACTCCATTAAATTAGTCTTAGTATTAAATACTTCTACTAATGTAGATAGTGCTCTTATTTTTGCATATCCCAAATTATTCGGTGTAATATCAAATGTAAAATTATCTATAGTATTTATACCTTTCTTTATACTTCCACTAAGTAGCCGAGGTGATTCATCTTCTGTGGATAATGCATTTATTACAGTTTCTTCATCATTATTTTTTATAGTTACCTGATACATTAAAACACCTCTTTTCTAAATATAAATTCTATATTTCCAGTACCATTTACAATCAAGCTATTTAACCCTTTTTCTAATCCAAATCTAAAATCTTTTGTTGTACCTACACTAAAATTATAAGTTACACCACTTTTTATAATGCTAAAATTTGAATCACATATTATAGAAGGGGTTACTTTTATTGCCCCTGGGTTATATAATTCTATAGTTTTAGTTCCTGTTACATAATATTTAGTAGTCTGCGCATAATCTGTTTCAAAATTAAACTCATCCCAAATATCAGCACCCTCTACATTTTCTCCATACTTAAATGGATAAGCTATAAAATCAAACTCAAATGCACCACAGATTACAAAAGTCTCAAAAGAAGGTGCACTTTCTACCCTGGCTATATAATATAACCCTGGTTCGGTCGTATATGTTAATTTAGCCTTACCACTTCCAAGTAACCATTCCAATACTTTAGTATATTTTATATATAATAATTGTCTATTCTTTGTTACAAACTGCAACTTACATGGTATTTTTCTTTCATTGTAAGTTGTATCCCCATATAAATTGCTGAAATCATAAGATCCATTCATGTATGGCACATCACTTTTAATTATTTTAGGACTAGGAGGCTGAGGTCTAAAATATGTCAATATTCCATCGAAATCCGTTTCAGAACCTAACCCATTAAAGAATATTTCATTTTTCATTAAACCATCAACCCCCTGTTCATTAGATTTATGTTGTTTCCACTTATTCTATCTGAGTATGGAGCTGTCGCTGTAGCTACTGTCTTTCCATCCAAATTAATTGGTACTACAATTGTATTGTTATTATTTAAAGTTTGTGTAGTAGCTTGATCAGCTTGTTTGTATGTACTCCCTAAGCTTCCCACCCCTAGCATTGCAGGACTTAAGCTCATTCCAATACTCATATCTGTAGATAACCCTTTAACAGCATCAGTAACTAAACTTTTACTGTTTTTTATTCCTTGAGCTAATCCACCCATGAAGTCTGGCATCCACGATTCATAGTCTGTCAAAGGGCCCTCATCTGGGACACTAAAATGCAAAAAGCTTGTTATCTTTTCAGCTATTCCACTAACAGCATCCACTATACCGCCTACCATACTTCCTATTCCATCAATTAACCCTTGTATAAAATCCCTGCCCCATTGTAGAGCTTGCCCTGGCAATAAAGTTATAAAATTAATAGCTGAATTAAATCCACTTACAATTGTGTTAGCAACATTGTCAATCCATGCCCTAAACTGTGGATTTAAGTTATATAATAATGCTAATGCACCAGCAAAAGGATTTACTATAAATAATAATATTGCTTGCCAGTTATTCTTTATAAAGTCAAGAACAGCATTAAAAGCTCCTGGTATTACTACTGTTAAAAATCCTACAAGTGTATCTACAAAAAATTTAATTGTTGACTTAATACCATCCCATAAACTAATCCAAAAAATTCTAAACCCTTCACAGTGATTCCACAAATATATAAATCCTGCTACTAATGCAACTATTGCTATAATTGCCAATCCTATAGGGCTTGTTAAAAATGCAATTGCAATTCCAAGACCAGTTGTGACTGCTGTTGCTATTCCACACACTATACTCCATGCAGCTGTTGCTACATTTAAAGCTATTTGTGCTATCACAGATGCTCCTTTGACTATTGCATCCTTAACATATAAAGCATTTAAAATCAATGTTGATGCAATATCTTTTAATTTAGCTATATTTAATAATGCAAATGCCCCAGACATCATATTTACCATTCTTGTAATTCCATTAATTATAGTTAATGTTGCAAACATGCCTGCTAAAACTCCTATAATTGGTATTATTATATTAAAATTTTGTGCTAAAAACTTAATTATAGCAATTAATCTATCTATTATTGGAGTTAATGATGCTATTATAGATGGTATTTTTTCTTTTAAAGTACTAGAAAATTCATTTAATTTTGGTAAAATTTCTTCACCAATTGGTAATGCTACTCCCGTTACCAATTGTCGTTTTATACCCTCTACCCCTTCACCAAATGAGTTATACTTTACATCGTTTATACCTTTTAAAGCATCTGTTGTGTTAGAAATTTCTCCCTCTGTTTCAACTAATGCTTTAATCCCTGATGCTCCCAAATCTTCCCATTGCGTACCAAACAATGCTACTCCAGCTGTATTTTGAGCAACTGGATCTTGCATTGCAAAAAGTGCTTCAGTAGTTTTCTCAAATGCACCTTTTGCACTTTCTCCACCTTCTGCAAATGCTTTTGTCATGCTTGTAGCATCTAATCCAAGTTCTTTAAATCCATCAGCAGAAGTTTTACTTCCATCCTTAGATCTTATTCCAAATTCTTTCATTGCATCGCCTAATTTATCTACACTAAAAGTTCCACTCGCAGCTCCGTTTTGTAACATATTGAACATTTCTTCAGCACTAAATCCTTGTGCTTTAAAGGTTGCACTATATTCATTTATCGTATCAAGGAGATCTCCATTTTTATCAAGGCCCCACTGTGCTCCTTGTGCTATCAGATTATATGCTTCATTTCCACTTGCTCCAAACTGATCCATTATCATCTTTGCAGATCTTGTAGATTCTGTTACTTCAAATTCAAACGTATCTCTTAACATCAATGCATTTGTTGTCAAGTCTTCAAGTTCCTGCCCTGTTTCTCCAGTTTGTTTTGCTACTTCTTCAATACTTTTACCAATGTCAGCAAAATCTTCACCAAAATTATTATTATAGATATTAAGCATAGTGTCTTTCATCCCACTCATACTCTCTTCACTATATCCTGTTGCAGCTTCAACTCCATTTAATGCTTTTGTTAATTCATCTCCCATTAAAATTCCTGCTGCTGCTGTACCAATTAACGCCGTACCTATTGCAGCTACTCCTACTACTGCAACTTTACCACCAGCAACCCCAATTTTATCAGCTGCTTCGGAGACTTTATTTAAAGTTGTATTGCTTTCTGTTGCTGACTTTTCTAATTTTTTTAACTCTGCCTCTGTTTTTATTACTTCCCTTTGTAGAGCTCTATACTGTTCTTCACTTATTTTACCCTCTGCAAATTTTGCTTGAGCCTGTTCTTCTGCAATTTTTAAAGTTCCTAATTTTTCTTTTGTAGTAGTTATACTTTCAGCTAATAGTTTCTGTTTTTGTTCAAGCAAAACAGTATTCTTAGGATCTAATTTTAAAGCTTTATCTACAGCTCTTAGTTCACTTTGTAAATCTCGAGTTGACTTATTAACTCCTGATAGGGCTTTATTCAAAGGAGCAGTATCTCCATTTATCTCCACTGTTATTCCTTTAATATTTGTTGCCATCTTATTCCTCCTTTCTTCCCATTTTTTCTCTCAATGCTTTTCGGTCAGGGGATGTTTGCTCCATTCTCCAACAATTATCTAAATATTTATTACCTTCTTCATATTGCATATAATTATAAATAACTGCATCTCTAAGTAATAACCAATATTCAAATACTTCCATATCATCTAACCTATC